TGCTTCTTTCCCCTCCACGGGAATAGTTGTCTTTGGTCAGAAGACGCTTCAAGAGCGTCAGTCTGCGCTTGATAGAATCAACGTGCGAAGGCTTGTGATTTACTTGAAAAAGCAAATCTCCATTCTTTCAACGCAGATTCTTTTTGAGCAGAACGTTCAAGCCACATGGAATCGTTTCATCGCCTTGGTCGAGCCATTCTTGGCCAACGTTAAGATAGGCTACGGTATTACGGATTATAAGCTCATTCTTGATGAGACCACTACCACCGCAGATCTTATCGATCAAAACGTTTTGTATGCAAAGATTATGATTAAACCTGCTCGTGCCATTGAATACATTGCTATCGACTTTGTTATCATGTCCACGGGAGCTTCGTTCGATGATTAAAGATGTGGGGGATTTTTCCCCCACCACACTATTTAAAAATAGACTATAGGAGTTCTTAAATATGCCATTCTGGTCAACAAACTTTGGTGAAGACACCACATTAAAAGATCCAAAGAGACAATTTAGATTTTATGTGGAATTTCAAGGAATTAGTGCTGCACAGGGTGGTGCTACGCTTTGGTATGCAAAAACAGCAGCAAAGCCAAGTTTTACGGTCGAGGCTGTACAACACAATTATTTGAACCATGTGTTCAACTATCCTGGCAAAGTGACTTGGGGTGATGTTGCCATTACTCTTGTCGATCCGGTTAACCCAGATATGGCTGCAACTTTGGCAGATATTCTTGTTCAGTCTGGTTATTCTCCTCCTACTGATGCAACTACTGATAGCATGGGCACCATTTCTAAGGCAAAGGCCGCCGGCGCCCTAGGAACTGTGATCATCACGCAGATTGACGCAGATGGTGGAGAATTGGAAAAGTGGACGCTCTGGAACTCATTCATTACTGAAGCAAAGTTTGGTGAGTTGGCTTATGGTACTGATGATTTAACTGAGATGTCTGTTACCCTTAAATACGATTGGGCACGAATTGAGACCTTTAACGATGGGTCGGTCCTCATCGCCGGCGATGGCGGTTCAGAATTCTTTAGTATATAATAGATAAAAAAGAGGTGTATATTGTCTAGAAACAGAGATCGCCTAGGCGGCGTTCAACAGCACGACACGACTCCTCCACCACAAACAATGCAAAACGAAGGTGGTGGTGGTTTTTCGTTTGTCGTTCCCACAGAGTTCGTGGAATTACCTTCGCAGGGAAGGTTTTATCCCGAAGGACATCCTTTGCATATGCAAAGTAGTATCGAAATTCGTCAAATGACGGCGAAAGAAGAAGATATTCTTACATCGAGAACTCTTCTTAAAAAAGGCGTTGCGCTCGATAGAGTTGTAGAAAACTTAATCGTGAACAAGCGAATAAACCCAGACTCTCTCTTGGTCGGGGATAAAAATGCAATTGTCATTGCAATGAGAGTTTCCGGATATGGGAACGAATATGAAACCCAGGTCACTTGCCCTAGTTGTACAACTGTACAAGAATTTAATTTCGATCTTAACAAAGCAAACATAGAACATGGCTCTGTCGGAACAGAACCTTGGGAGGTAGAATACAATGGCAATGGAACGTTTGATGTTGTTTTGCCAAATACCGAAGTGAGGGTGACGTTCAGATTATTAACAGGAAGAGACGAAAAGTCGCTTTTTAACGGGATGGAGCGAGATCGAAAAACAAAGAAGTATGAACAAGGCGTTACAAGACATTTACATAATATTATAGTGGCCGTTAATGATGATTCTTCTCCAGAAGCTATCGAATTTTTAGTTACGCACATCCCATCCATAGATTCAAGATTCTTAAGGCTTGCCTACCGCGACACAGCTCCAAATGTTGATTTAACTCAAAATTTTGAGTGTGTTGGGTGTGATTACGAGCAAGATATGGGGGTTCCGCTCACCGCGGACTTTTTTTGGCCTGACCGATGAGTACATGGAGAGCGTGTATGAGCAGTTCTTCTTTTTAAAATATTCCGGTGGCTGGTCGTTTTCTGAGGCTTACAATTTACCTGTTGGTTTGCGTAAGTGGTTTAGTGAGCGCTTGGTGAGACAGATAGAAGAAGAAAATGAAGCCGCGAGCAGTTCTTCGACCCGGTCGAGTAAAACGCAGACGTTAAGCGCTCATAACCAACCCTCGGCGCCCCCACAAATGGCGGGTAGAAACAGACGGAGTTCATAGCTCTGTCTTTTTTTATGGCAAACTATTTAAGTGTAAGCGTCTAAAAAGGATTTTTTATGGTTAACGACGACGAAACTAACTCTGCAGACGACTCAGCTGAAGCCAGGCACGCCCTGAGTGAAGAGCGCCGCAAAGTCAGCAAGCTCACGGGCGAAGAACTCAAGAAAGAGCAAGAACAGCTCGATTTGTCGCGAGAAGTCCTGGCCACCGATGAAGCCCGCGTTATTGCTTTAAAAGAGCTTTTCAAACAACGCCAGAAAGATGCCAACCTAGCCGAGACGTCCGCTGCAAATGCCCAGAAGGATTTTAAGGCTGAGAAACTTAATCTCGATGCTCGACTTGACAAGCAATTAGATTATGTCGATGCATTAATGAAAGAATCGGCAGCTCAGGCGGCTCTTGGGAAGAGAAGCCAAGAAGACCATGAAAATTTTGTTCGGCGCCAAAATAAGAGGAAAAAAGGGCTGCGAGATTCTAAAGCCGCCGCCGACGAGCTGGGCAAGTCCCTCGGACAAGCATTCAGGACGGACAAGGCTGTTAACTTCAGCGCTGGCTTGAATAAGGTCGCTAAAGGCATGGCATCCATGGGCAGCTACACGAACATTGCTTCCGCCGCTTCGAAGGGGTTTACGGGCATTTTAGATTCGTTAATTGATAATATGGTAGGTGTGGCTATTGCAGTGATAGACGCCGAAAACAGCTTTAAAAAGGTTACCGGCGCCTCGGATAAATTTGCCCGCGGACTGACGGAGACCTGGGAAGTAACAAGGCAGTATGGCGCCACCATTGAAGACGTAACTGCTGCCCACACAGACTTATTCAAAACTTACACTGACTTCACCATGATGAACGAGCAGGTGCGCAAAGATTTAGCAAAGACCGTCACCATCTTGAGCAAGTTCGGTATTTCTACTCAAGACTCCGCTAAGAGCGTACAACTTATGACCAAAGCAATGGGCGTTGTGCCTGAACAAGCAGATGAGGCATTATTAAGATTAAGAGATTTGGCTGTGAACATTGGCGTGGCTCCTGCCGAGATGAATGCTCAATTTGCGGCTGCCAGCGGACAGCTTGCAAAATTTGGTGCTTCTGGCGAGAAAGCGTTCAAAGGAGTGGCGCTTCAAGCCAAGCTTACCGGCTTGGAGATACCAAAGATCCTCGCGCTAGTTGAAAAGTTTGATACATTTGAAGGTGCGGCAGAACAAGCCGGAATGTTGAACGCTGCATTGGGCGGAAATTTTGTAAACGCAATGGATCTTTTGATGGAAGAAGATCCCGCCGCAAGATTTGATATGATTCGTGACGCGATAAGACACACTGGTTTATCTTTCACAGATATGAGCTACCAACAGAGGTTGTTTTATACGGAAGCTCTGAAGTTGAGTGATGTTGGCGAACTAGCGCTTGTAATGAGCGGTAATCAGGACTTGTTGAATAATAGTATGCAACAATCCCAACAAGATTATATTGCCGCCGCCGAGAAGGCCCGAGAGTATCAGACAGTTCAAGAACAACTTAAGGCTGCGATGATTACGTTGGTGCCTGTGATACTGCCTCTTGTTGAAACCCTCAAGGACCTGCTGGATTGGATCGGAAAAAATACAGAACGGGTTGGAAGCATAATCAAAAGCCTCTGGTACTTCGTCGTCGTTTTAAAAGTAGTATCTATAGGGCTCTCTATAGTTACAGGACTCGTCGCCGCCGGCGCGTCACCGGCGTTGGCGCTCGCCGCCGCCTTCGCCGCTGTCGTCTGGGTCCTCGTCCGGCTTCATCGTATCATGACCAAAAAGAGAGAATCTCCGACGTTCTTGGAAACATTGACAATGCTTCCTGAAAAGTTCGGCGCCATAGGAAAATGGGTTTCGGATGCGACTAAAAGAATGTTTGGTTTCGGAGACGCCACGGCGTATGCAAACAAGAAACTAAATGAGAAACATTCGCCTTCTTTTATGGAGTCTCTTGGTATAATGATGAAGGCTGGAATCGTGACTGGCGCCACACGATCCGGAGAAATCGGTGGCGCTGGGGCTGTCGCCGGCGCGGTAGGAGGCTCAATTGTGGGTCCTGCTGGCACCATGGTCGGCGGAGTGTCCGCCGGCACAGTAGGCGCCGTCGCCGGCGGCGTTACCGGTATCGTAGAAGGTATTTTCGATAGCATGCAAGTTATGCGAGAAGAGAAGATGCGAGAAGAAGCTCGCGCAAAAACATATGTCGGTCGTGCGCCAGAGGGCTTCGTTGCCAGCGCTAGCGCCCCTGGCTATGGTGCCACCCCCGGAGTTGCCGCACCCGCGCGCTTCATACCACCAGAAGTTATTCCGATGAGAGCCGGCACAACCGCTTTAGCCGCTGCCGAAGACGCGCCCATAGGTCGGACCGAGTTAGCTCTAGAATTGGAGAAGAGCACTCAGCGCACAGCTCAGCGCCCTATGCAGGTCAGGCTTCAATTGGATGGAACTGCCACTACTGACCTGTTAGAGGGGCGTGTCGCAATTGCGATGGCTCAGGTGGGAACAGCTGCCATGACGGGTACAGGATAAATTTAGGAGGAAATATAAATGTTTAATTCATTAAAGGAAAAAAGAGAGGCGAGAGCTGCGTCGAGAACCGAAGCGTATAAAGAACAACAGCGCCTGGACCAGGCTGCAGCCGCGGGGGCAAAGGCTGAGAGAATCGCTGCCGAAAAAGCACGCAGAGCGAACCTTCGCGAAGGGATAACGCCGATGATCAGAGCAACTGATGCATATGCCAATATTACCGGTGCCAATATCTCGTTTGAACACGTACCAAGCGGCAATGAAGTCGAGTTTAAGGCATTTATAACAGCGTTTAACGAAACTTACAGTTCAGATTGGTCAAACGAAATTGTGTTCGGGCGCATTGACCCGATTTACTTATACAAAAACACAATGAGAAAGATTTCGTTAGCTTTTAAAATACCAGCAGAGTCTGCGATTGAGGCGTCTAATAATTTATCAAATGTACAAGCGTTAATTCAATATTTATATCCGAATTACACCACGCTTCTCGATTCCTCCGGCACACAAGCGGCACAAACAATTTCGCAGTCTCCGATGATAAGACTAAAAGTTATGAATCTATTGCAAGACACTAGTACTGTTGGGGCCTCTTTCGCCGGAGGAGCGGTTCAAGGCAGAGGTCAATTAGGAATAATTAGTAGTTTTACCGTAAATCACAATCTTGAAGGGCCAGATGGTGTTTTACATTCCGGACGTGGGGTTATTCTACCAAAGTTGATAGAGGTTAACGTTGATTTTTCACCGATTCACGAGCACCCAATTGGCTGGAATGAGAAAAAACGGCCGTTTAATTCACATTTTCCTTATGCTCAGCCTGATCTGTCGTTTCCGGATGACCTCGCCGGCGCCCCCGAAGCAATTGCAGCCAGTAGCGCGATAAGTGGTGATGGTACCGAGAGCTTGGACGCCGGCGCTGATGCCGCCGCATCACCACAAGGAACGCAGTCCACCGCGCCAGAG